AGGACGTAGGCATCGATGATATGTATGCTGTATTCACTCCAGAAGATTATTATTTAATCTCACAATCAAGTCGTGCAATAAATGCTGACTTCGGTGGTTCTGGAACGATTGCTGACGGTAGAACTTTACAAGTTGCAGGAATAAAACTGTATTCGAGTAATCACGTCAACCAAGCTGCATATACCGCTGTCGCTGGTGATCACAACGCTGACTATGCTCAGAACTTGAGCAAGTGTAAGGGTCTGATCTTCAACAAAGAAGCAGTTGGAGTTGTTTCACTTCTCAGTCCTCAACTACAGATGACTGGAAATGAGTACAAAGTCCAGCACCAAGCCGATTTGATGGTCGCAAGGCAAAGTCTAGGAATGGGAGTTCTTAGAGCAGAATCTGCAACCAAAATCGTTATTCCTTAGTAAACTTATTAAGGAAAGAAAAGAAAAAGAGGTCATTAATTTGGCCTCTTATTTTTTTGTCGTTTATGATGTACGCAACGGCCCTGTAATAGTTAATGGGAATAGCAAATCAAGCAGTAACGCCTGGACGAACATCGCTTTTAAATGCGGTGAATGTTCTGTTGGAAAATATAGGCGAGCAACCAATCAACAGTCTTGAAACCGAACAGGTGATGGATGCCAGGGTTGCAGAAAGAACTCTCCTTGAATTTCATAAAGAAGGTCAAGGTAAAGGTTGGCATTGGAATACAGAGTTCAATTATCCCTTTACTAAAGATTCAACAACGGATGAAATAAGAATACCTGCCAATGTTTCTGAGTTTGCAATAGATCCATATCTTTATGCAGGGCGCTATGTGCAAAGAGGAGAGAAGTTATACGACACAGAAAAAAGGTTATATACAATGGAATCTACGGTTACAGAAGTAAAGGCTGATGTTATCTGGCTTCTTGCATGGGATGAAGCTCCAGAACCTTTTAATAGATGGGTGACTATTAGATCAGCAAGAGTATTTGCGGATCGGATGTTGGGGTCTGAAGCCCTCTTTAAATATACGCAAAAAGATGAGCAAGACGCATTGACTGTCCTTGAACGAATGGAACAGCAAGTCGATCAACCAAACATACTGACAGGTGGAAGAAACTATCTACCATTCCCAACTTATGAGCCTGCTTATGGCCTAGCGACTAGACGCATTAGTACTGCTTACAGACTATGAGCTTAGTTTCATACAACATTCCTAATCTTGTTCAGGGTGTCAGCCAACAACCTGACGCTCAGAGAGATCCATCTCAAGGTGAGATACAGATCAATGGAATGTCCTCAATTGTTGAGGGGTTAAGAAAAAGAGATCCAAGTGAAACATTAGCTCTTGTATCTAACTCAGATTTCGGTGATTGTTTTATCCATGAAGTTCTAAGGGATAACACAGAGGAATATTTAGCAGTTATTACCAGTTCAAGTATCAAGGTATTTGATTTAGATGGAGCAGAACAAACCGTCAGCGCTCCAAGTGGATATAGCTACTTAAGCAACGTAACTGATGCGAAATCGCAGATAAGAGCAGTAACAATTGCTGACTATACCTTCATTACCAATACCCTGAAGGTGCCAGCAATGACGAGCGATACCGCTCCAACTGTTGCAAGACCTGCCACGAATGAAGCCCTGATCTGGGTGAGGGCAGCGACATACGGTCAAACTTACCGAGTTAATGTCAATGGAACAGAAGTCACGGTTACAACAGCAGTCGCCCCAGTCGTTAGCGATGGAAGCTCGGTTACAGAAAACAGAATCAGTTCCGAGGATATTGCCCAAAATATTATTAATGGGTTTTCATCTTTATCTGGCGTATCTTTTGCTCGTAGCGGTGCAGTTATACATGTCACTTCATCAAGCGCAATCACAATATCTGTAACCGATGCTCGTAGTGGTGCAGATATAAGTGCAATTTTTGATAAGGTTCAGGCCTTTACAGAGTTACCAACTGTTGCTCCAACTGGTTATCAAGTAACAATTGAAGGTGATCCAGGAAACTCTTTTGATGATTACCATGTTTCCTTTCTTCCTAAGAGTGGAACATTTGGAGAAGGTACTTGGAGTGAAACGGTAAAGCCTGGAGATAAATACAAGATCAACAAAGATCTAATGCCTCATCTCTTGATCAGGCTTCCTAACGGTACTTTTTACTTTGGCCCTGCTAATGGGACAACGCAAAACACAGTAGTAATTCCAACTTGGGGTGAACGGATTTCGGGTGATACAACAACTGCTCCAGATCCAAGCTTTATTGGTTATGCAATTAATGACATCTTTATCTACAAGAACAGGCTAGGTTTCCTTGCTGATGAAAATGTCATTCTTTCAAGGGTTAGATCGTTCTTTGATTTCTTCCCTGAAACGGTTACAGCAGTTTTAGATACCGATCCAATTGATGTTGTTGCAAGTAATAACCGAGTATCAGTTCTAAAATATGCAGTTCCTTATCAGGATGAGTTGATACTTTTTAGCTCACAATATCAATTTAGATTTAACGCAGCAGAGACAGTTCTTACTCCAGCAACAGCGCAGATAACAGTTTTAACTCAGTTTGAAATAGATACAAATGTCAGACCACAACTGGCAGGTGGAGGTATTATCTTTACTCAAGCTAACGGTGATTTCTCACAGTTTAGAGAATTTAGTGTTAGAGGTGCGGGTACGGCATTAACTGCTGATGCACAAGATTTAAGTGGCTATGTTTCCGCTTTTGTGCCAAGTAGTATTCACAAAGTAACTGTTAATGACACAAGTAATGCCTTGTTCGCTGTTAGTAATAAGACAGGATTCAAGGATCGTATTTATGTCTATAAGTATTTCACAAGAAACACAGGAAACAGTGTAGAGAGAGCGCAGTCAAGCTGGTCGTATTGGGACTTCGCAGGAGCAGATGAAATTCTTCAAATTTTATGTGTAAGGGAAACTTTATTTTGTCTTGTTCGATATGGAACGAAGATTTATTTAGAGAGGATGCCAGCGCAGGATAGAAGTCCTGAGCCTCCTACTGGTTCTCCTTATCCATTGCTTTTAGATCGAAGAGTTTCTACCGAGACTGAAACTCCTACGGCAATGAGAGTTGCGAATGGAACTTACAACGCTAATACTCAGACAACGACTTGGACTCTGCCTTATACCGCAGTAGCTACAACACAAGCCTGGAGTGGATTTAGTTCTTCTTCTACTGGTGGAGTTTTGCTTTCTACAATTACTTCCGGTACGTCAATGGTCGCAAGTGGTGACTGGAGGAATAAGCCTATTTATTTTGGTGAGGCTTATGAATTTAGATATAGGTTCACCAGGTTCAAGCTCTATAAAGAAATTGGAGGAGGAAAAGCAGCAGCTAATGTTGAACGTACTCAAGTAAGACATGCCAAACTTCGTTATCACGAAACTGCTTATTTCGATATTGAAGTAACTGCCGAGAGAAGAGATACTTCTACTTATAAATTTGATGGAACAGTTTTAGGAGTTAGGGAATCATTAGTTACAAGTACTTTGCCTGCTGGTGGATATAGCACCGATGACGACAGATATAAGGAAGGAGTATTTAATATTCCGATTATGTCCAAAGGAGAAAGGTGTGTTGTTGAGATAAAAAATGATACTGCTCATCCATGTAAATTCTCTACTTGTGAGTGGGTTGCATTAGTTACAAGAAAGGCTGGAGCTTTGAGATGAGGATTACTCCTACTCCTACAAGTTGTTTTGCAGAACATATTGCTCTACACATGCGAGTAGAAGATCAGGAGGAAATAATGTTAAGTCATGGTGCAACTCCTAAAGAGGCCATAGATTATAGTTATGCTCATAGTGAGATCTGTGATGGGATCGAAGGAGATGATGGTATGCCAGTAGGATTAACAGGTGTTACTGGAGATAGAATTTGGATGCTTGGAACAGAAGAAATAGCAGCCACAAAGAATCACCGACTACAACTTTGTCTACAGGGTCGTAAATGGGTAGACTCTTGTTTAGAAAAGGTTGGCAAGCCAATCGGTAATCATGTTTTTTCTAAAAACAAAATGTCAATTAGATGGCTTAAGTATTTAGGTTTCACGGTTGCAGAACCAGAACCATTTGGCCCATTTAATGCAGAGTTCTGTCAATTCTGGAGGGCTGCATAATGGCAATAACTGCTGCCGCTGCTGCTGGTATTGCTTCTGGTGCTGGAAGTGTCCTGAGTGGGATAATGGCCTACCAGGGCAAGAAGCAAGATTACGTTAATCAAGTTGCATATAAGAAAGCTTCTGACGAATTTGCTAGGTGGTCAGCAAGACAACAAGCATCACAGGCTGACATCAATAATCAATATAAGTTTTGGCAAGAAAGAGTTAATTATGGACAAGAGCTTGCATATACAAATCAACTAAGAAATTACGAGTTAAGTACAGCAATAGCTAATGCCGAAGAAGTAGCAAGAGCAAGATCTTCTGCTGGTGCGGACTATATGCAGGAAAGCGCTGCATATACTGAGGCGTTCAGACAAGAAGCAATGGCTGATGCTGTTGCGTTAATGCAATATAAAGTTCAGGCATTAAAAGCTAGAAGTTCTGTAGCTGCTGGTGCAACTGGTGGTAAATCTATTGATCGTTTAATTAATGATTACAGCCGTCAAGTAGGCGATTTTGAAACTCTGCAAAGTATCAATCAAGGATTCAAAGAAAGGCAGTTCAGTAATAAGCAAGCAGGAGCTATTAGTAAATATCTAAATCAATACAACAGTCAGCAGTTCTATCAGCAGAAAGAATACGAAGATCCAATACCTCCATTCTCTCCATTGCCAACTTTGATTTCTGCTCCAGGGCCATCAATGGTTGGTAGCGGCCCAAGCTTGGGT